CGCCGCCGCGGGTGTTCTTCTGGGGCGGGGGGGGCGCGCGCCACCGCCCCCCCCGCCACTGCCCCACTATCGAACGCCTGACGGGCGGCCAAATCAGGTGCGAAGACCTGCGCCCCGATGTGGACTGGGCTTATCTGCGCGGCACGCAGCCCGGCAAGCAGGAAGGCCGCCGTGACTGACCCGGTGCAGCCTTTGCATTGCCCGGCCGCCTTGCGCACGCTGCCGGGCTGGCTGGTGTGGCGCTACGCGCCCAACCCGGTGGCGGGCAAACCACCCTTGAAGCTGCCCTGCTACGCCGACGAAGCGGGCGGCCCCCGGCAGGGGCGGCAAGGCAGCGCGCAAGACCGCGCGCGGCTGGTGAGCTTTGATGAGGCGCTGGCGCGCGCGAGAGAGCATGGCTTTGAGGGGGTGGGGCTGGCGCTGCTGCCGGAGTTTGGCGTGGCTGCGCTGGACTTTGACCACTGCGTGGCAGGCGGGCAAGTAGCTCCCGAGGTGGAGCAGTTGGTGGCGGGCACGTACGCCGAGCTTTCACCCAGCGGGCAGGGCGTGCGCGCATTCGTGCGGGCAGCGCCAGACGTGCTGGGCAACCACAAGTCCCCGGCAGCGGCGGGCGTGTGGGGGTTTGAGACGTTCAGCTCTTCGGGCTTTGTGACGTTCACGGGGCGGCAGCTGCCGGCCTCTGAGCTGGTGGCCGGGCCTGATTACGTTGCGCCGGCGGGCCAGGGAGTTCGCGAGCTGGCCGCCGCGCGCTTTCATCTGCCGGGCAGGCAGGCAGGCGGCGCGCCGGGAGACGATTTCCTGATGCTGCACGAGCCGCCCGTGGGTTTGCTGCCTGCGCAGATTGACGAGGCGCTGGCCGCGCTGGACCCCGATTGCGGCTACGAGCAATGGCTTCAGCTGGGCATGGCCATTCACCACGAGACGGCGGGCGAAGGCTTCGATCACTGGGACGCCTGGAGCGCCCGTGGCGGCAAGTACCCAGGGCGCGAGCGGCTGCTGGCGCGCTGGGCGGGTTTTGGCAAGGAAGACTGCCGCCCGGTGACGGCGCGCTATCTGCTGAAAACCGCCCGCGCGGCAGGCGCGAAGGTAGACCTGCGCGCCGCTGCCGGCGAGCGTTTGCTGGAGGCCGGAAGCTATGAAAAATATAGCAGCGAAGCTTTGAACGGCGGGGCTTCGGGGGCAGGCAAGGCGGCGAGGCCGCAGGCCAAAGCGCCCCGCTTTGTGGTGGAGCCTGCCAGTGAGTTCGCCAACGGGCCTGCGCCGCAGTGGGTGATCAAGGGCGTGCTGCCGCGCGCGGAGCTGGCGGTGCTGTATGGCGAGTCGGGCGCGGGCAAGTCGTTTGTGGCGCTGGATTTGGCCATGAGCATTGCCCGGGGTGTGGACTGGCGCGGCTGCCGCACGCAGGCCGGGCGCGTGGTTTACGTGGCCGCTGAAGGCGGGGGCGGCTTTCGCAGCCGCCTGAAGGCCTACAGCCAGCATCACGGCGTGGCGCTTCAGGGGCTGCCGTTTGGCGTGGTGCACGCTGCGCCCAACCTGCTGCTCAGGCCTGACGCGGCGGATTTGGCGCGGGCCATTCTGGACAGCGGCGGGGCCGATGTGGTGGTGCTAGACACCTTCGCCCAGGTCACGCCAGGAGCCAACGAAAACAGCGCAGAGGACGTGGGCCAGGCACTGGCGCACTGCAAGGGCATTCACCAGACCACGGGCGCGGTGGTGGTGCTGGTGCACCACAGCGGCAAGGATGCCAGTAAGGGCGCGCGGGGCTGGTCGGGCTTGCGCGCTGCTGCCGACTGCGAACTGGAGGTGCTGCGCACGGGCGCGGGGCGCTGGGTGCGGCTGAGCAAGATGAAGGACGGCCAGGACGAGGGCGCATGGGGCTTTGACTTGCTGCCGGTGCCCGTGGGCCTGGACGAAGACGGCCAAGCGCTGCAATCGTGCGCCGTGGTGGAAGCGCCCGTGCCCGTGACGCAAGGAGCAGGGCGCGCCCGCCCGCTGGGCAAGTGGGAAGCGCTGCTGGCGCAGGTGGTGGGCGAGATGGCGCTGGCGCAAAGCAGCGGCATTGAAGTGCAGGCCGTGCTGGATGAGGCGCTGCGCCGCGCGCCCAGACCGGAAGCAGGCAAAAGGGACACGCGCAAACAGCACGCGAAAAGGGCGCTGCAAAGCCTGTGCGAAGGCGACGACGCGCCCTACTGGCTGGACCCCGAAACAGGATGTCTGGAGGTACTTTGAGATGAACAAGGTTGTTTTTGCGCAAAAGCGAATCTGCACGGCTGCGCGAATTCGCAAGATTTGGCGGATTGAACGCGCGGATTCTTGCGGGTTCAAGGCTGCACCGTTGCACCATCTTTTGCACCACGGTGCGCTGTGGTGCAGGCTGCAATCCTGCTTTGCTGCACCACGGCACCCGCACACCCCTTTAGGGGTGCGGTGCGGTGGTGCAGCGGTGCAGGGCCTTTGGTGCGGTGCAGATGGTGTTTGTGCGGGGGCGTCTGGCGGATGGCCGGATCTGAATCCGCAGATTCTGCGGATTGGCTGAATCTGCAAAAGCATGCGTGTTTGGCAGACCAACACTGAGGGCCGCCGTATTGGGCAGGACCACCCGCGCGCCCGCTATTCGGACGGCGAGGTGGCGATGGTGTGGCTTTTGCGCGATGCGGGCTGGGGCTACCGGCGGATTGCGCAGAAGCTGGAGATGCCGCGCAGCACGGTGAGGGCCATCGTGCAAGGCCGCATGCGCTGCCAGGCGGTGGGCGGGCACAAGCCAAAGCCCCCGGGCGCCTGACCTGGCCGGGGGTGGGGCATATGCCGCGCGGGCAGTGGACTGAAATGCGGGCATGAACGTGAAAATTACCCCCGAAAAGCAAGTGGCTTTTTGCGCCGCGCTGGCTGCCAGCGGCGGCAATGTCACGCGCGCTTGCGAGGCCGTGGGGATTTCGCGCATGACGGCGTATCGCTGGCGCGAGGAGGACGCCGAGTTCGCTGCCGAGTGGGAGCGGGCAAAAGCCATCGGGCTGGATGCGCTGGAGGATGAGGCCCTGCGCCGCGCGTTCGAAGGGGTGGAGGTGCCGGTGCTGCACCGGGGCAAGACGGTGGCGACGGTGCGCAACTACAGCGACACGCTGGCGATCTTTCTGCTCAAAGGAGGCAAGCCGGAGAAGTACCGCGAGCGCACGAGCACGGAGCTGACGGGCGCGGGTGGCGGCCCGGTCGAGCTGACGGACACAGAGCGCGCTTCGAAGTTGGCCGGGCTGCTGGCGCTGGCCCATCAGCGGCGGGCGCAAAGTCAGATGCAGGGCGCGGCGGATGAGTTTGCCGACCTCGTCTGATGAGCTGGGCGAGTTGCTTCGCCACCTCACACCGGATGAGCTGGCGCAGGTGGATGCGCTGCTGGCCGACGGCCCGCCCTGGATGCCGTTGCCCGGCCCGCAGGCGATGGCCTACGCCTCACAGGCGGACATCACAGGCTATGGCGGCGCGGCCGGCGGCGGCAAGACGGACTTGATTGCGGGCCTGGCGCTGCTGGAGCACCAGCGCACGCTGATCATCCGTCGCGAGAAGGCGCAGACCGAGGGCGTGGTTCAGCGGCTGATGGAGATCGTGGGCAGCACGGACGGCTACAACTCGCAGAAAGGCATCTGGCGCTTTCCTATCGGCAAGCGCGGCATCTGCGAGTTCGGGGGGCTGGATAACCCAGGCGATGAGCGGCGTTGGCAAGGCCGCCCGCACGATTTGAAGGCTTTTGATGAGGTGACCGAGCAGCGTGAGCGCCAGGTGCGTTTCGTGATGGGCTGGAACCGCACGCCGGACGCCAGCCAGCGAGCGCGGGTGCTGATGACATTCAACCCGCCGACCACGGCGGACGGTATGTGGGTGATTGACTTTTTTGCGCCCTGGCTGGACCGCAAGCACCCGCTCTACCCCACGCCGCCGGGCGCGCTGCGCTGGGCGGCCATGTTGCCGGGGCCGGATGGCACGTCGCGCGACATGTGGGTGGAGGGGCCTGCGCCCTTCGTGGTGCTCGATGGACAGCCCTGCCACACGTTCGACGCGGCGGATTACAGGCCGGAGGACATCATCACGCCCAAGTCACGCACTTTCATCCCGGCGCGGGTGACGGACAACCCCTACTACATGGAGTCTGGCTACATGGCGACGCTGCAAGCCTTGCCGGAGCCGTTGCGCTCACAGATGCTCAATGGCGACTTTTCGGCAGGCATAGAGGACGATCCGTGGCAGGTCATCCCGACGGCCTGGGTGGAGGCGGCGCAGGCGCGCTGGCGTCGGCCGGACAAGCTGCCGCCGATGGACTCGATGGGCGTGGATGTGGCGCGCGGCGGGCGCGATAGCACGGTGATCGCGCGCCGCCACGGCATGTGGTTCGACCAGCCCTTGACTTATCCGGGCCGCGACACGCCTGACGGCCCTAGCGCGGCAGGCTTGGTAGTGGCTGCCCGGCGCGATGCCGCGCCGGTGTTCATTGACGTGATCGGGGTGGGGGCCAGTCCGTATGACTTTCTCAAGGACATGCGGGTGAACGTCGCAGGCGTGAATGTGGCGGAGGCCGCCACGCGCACGGACAAGTCAGGCCGTCTGTCGTTTCGCAACCTGCGCAGTCAGCTCTGGTGGGCTTTGCGCGAGGCGCTGGATCCGGTGAACAACACCGGCATCGCCCTGCCGCCGGATGCGCGGCTCAAGGCCGACCTGTGTGCGCCCAAATGGCAGATCGAAGGGGCTACGGTGAGCGTGGAAAGCCGCGAAGCGCTGGTCAAACGCTTGGGGCGCAGTCCGGACTACGGCAGCGCCTACGCGCTGGCGCTGCTGGAAGGGGGCCGCCGCGCGCCGCCTGGCCAGCAGGGGGCATATGCGGCATCGCGCCGTTCCTACGATCCGCTCGACCACATCAACCGCCCATGACGCGCATCGCCCTCGCCCGCATCGCCGAGCACGCTGACAGCGTGCGGGAGCTGTTCGCCGCCAACTGGGCAGAGACGGGCTTTGACTTCCCTCTGGAGCCTGACATCGCGCAATACCAGGCCCTGCAAGACGCAGGCGCGTTGTTCGCGCTGGCGGCCTGGCGCGGCGCAGACATCGTGGGCTACTCGTCTGCCTTTGTGCAACCCAGCTTGTTCAACCCGGCCGTGGTGTGCTGCGCCAGCGATGCGCTGTTCGTGCACCCCGCACACCGGGCAGGCACGCTGGGGGCGCGGCTGATCGTGGCGACAGAAGACGAAGCCCGCAGGCGCGGCGCTTCGCGCATGCTGTGGCACACGCGGGCGGGCACGCCGCTGGCGCGGGCCATGCTGCGCCGGGGTTATCAGCCTGCGGATACGGTTGTGATGAAGGAGATTTGAGCGATGGGTATGGGTTCTGGCGCGCGCCGCCGACACCAAGAGGCCATGCAGCAAAACCAGGCGGCGATGGACGCCGCCGAACGCCGCCATGCCGAGGCGCTGCAGCAGCAAAGGGACGCGCAGCAGCGGCAGTACGAGTCGCAGCAGCAGGCCATGGAGATGCAGCGGCAGGCCTACGAGGCGCAAGTGAACAACCAGCGTCAGGCCAATGAGAATTTGCAGACCGCCATGGGCGAGCAGTCCGCGCGCTTCACGGCCATGATGGAGCAGGCGGAGCAACGCAACCAGCAAATGCTGGAGGCGATGAACCGGCAGCTGGAGCAGGCGCGCGAGCAAATGAAGCAGCAGGGCGAACAGTGGAACAAGGCCAACCAGAAAGCGCCTGATGTTGGCACGCTGCGCAACCGCAACCAGCAAGAAGGCAAGGGCGGGCAAGGCAGCACCATGCTCACGGGCGCGCGCGGCGTAGACAAAGACAAGCTGCTGCTGGGCCGCGCCTCGTTGCTCGGAGGCTGAGAGCGTGGCGCAGCCTGATACGGCCACAGTGCGCCAGCTCTACGCAAAGCGCTGGGACGCGCTCAAGCAAGAGCGCAGCAGCTGGGACGCGCACTGGCGCGAGATCTCGGAGTATCTGCTGCCGCGCTTGGGGCGTTTTCTGGTCTCGGACCGCAACAAGGGCGGCCGCCGCCACCGCGCGATCTACGACAGCACGGGCACACGGGCGTTGCGCACGCTGGCAGCGGGCATGATGGGCGGCATGACCAGCCCCGCGCGCCCCTGGTTCCGCCTGACTACGGCAGACGCGGACCTGGCCAAGTCTGCGGCCGTCAAAGCCTGGTTGTCAGATGTGACCGCGCGCATGCGAGACGTATTCGCGCGTAGTAACACCTACTTGGCCTTGCACGCCATTTACACCGAGCTGGGCGCTTTTGGCACCGCCGCCAGCCTGATCGCCCCCGACCCCGGCACGGTGCTGCATCATGTGCCGCTGACGGCGGGTGGCTACGCCATTGCAACGGACTGGCGCGGCAACGTGGTCACGCTGTTCCGTGAGTTCCAGCAGACGGTGGGCGAGCTGGTGGGTGAATTCGGCATTGACAACGTCAGCTCTGCCGCGCGCCGCCTGCACGAAACCGGCGCACTGGACAAACCGGTGACTGTCGTGCACGCGATTGAGCCGCGCAGCGACCGCGATCCCCGCAGGACAGGCAACCAGAACATGCCTTGGCGGTCGGTCTACTTCGAGCCGGGAGAGGATTCGGGCCGCGTGCTGCGTGACTCGGGCTTTGAAAATTTCCCGGCGCTGTGCCCGCGTTGGGAAATCGTAGGCGGCGACATCTACGGCCAGTCACCCGCGATGGAGGCCCTGGGCGACGTCAAGCAGCTGCAGCACGCTCAGCTGCGCAAGAGCGAGGGTATCGACTACATGACCAAGCCGCCGCTGCAAATGCCGTCCGTGCTGAAGAATCAGGAGGTGGACTCGCTGCCCGGCGGCGTGGCTTATGTGGATTCGGCTGGCGCGCAAGCGGCCATCCGCACGCAGTTTGATGTGCGCCTGGACCTGAGCCACCTGCTGGCCGACATTCAGGATGTGCGCCAACGCATCAACAGCGCTTTCTACGCGGACTTGTTCCTCATGCTCGCCACGCAGCCTGTTGCTCGCATGACGGCGACCGAGGTGGCCGAGCGGCATGAAGAGAAGCTGCTCATGCTCGGTCCGGTGCTGGAGCGGTTGCAAAACGAGATGCTGGACCCCCTGGTCGGGCAAGCGTTCGAGGGCATGCTGCAGATGGGGGCGCTGCCGCCTCTGCCGCCAGAGATGCAAGGTGTGCCGCTCAATGTGGAGTACGTCTCCATGCTGGCGCAGGCCCAGCAGGCGGTGGGCACCAACAGTGTGGACCGCTTCGTGCTGACGTTGGGGCAGGTGGCGCAGCTCAAGCCGGACGTGCTGGACAAGCTGGACGCTGACCACTGGGCTGACAGCTATGCCGACGCGCTCGGCGTGGATCCGCGCCTCATCCTGGCAGGCGACAAGGTTGCTCTCATCCGTCAGGAGCGCGCGCAGGCGCAGGCCGCCGCCAACGCGCAGGCGCAAGCCGCCCAAGGCGCGCAGACTGCGCACACGCTCAGTCAGACGGACCCTGACGCTGTGCAGGATGCTGTCGCCATGTTCAGCGGCTACACGGACACAGGCGGGCTTGCGGCCTGATCCACGCTTCTTGTTTTGTAGCTTTAGCTCCGCGCGGAGCCTGCGTCATGTGCAGTTCTTGCCGCGAAGAATCTGCTCCCATTCGAGTAGCAGAAAGCTTACGAACAAGGTGGGGCATATGACAGCCCTTCAGCGCCGCACACTGGCCGCATGCCGGAAGACCCCATTGATGTTGCCAACCAGCAGCGCGCCGCGCACGAAGGCGCGGCTTTGCGCCGCCAGGCGCGCCAGCGGGAACTGGAGAGCCTGCGTGTGCTGCTGGGGCTGCCGCAAGGCCGCGCTTTCGTGCGCCTGCTATTGGAGCGCACGGGTGTCTTCCGCTCGTCTTACGCCGCCGGCGACGCGCTGGCGATGGCTTTCCAGGAAGGCGCCCGCAACGTCGGCCTGCAAGTCATCGCTGACTTGAACGAAGCCGACGCGCAAGCTTTCGCCCACTTGCTGATGGAAACCACTGATGGAAAACACCGCAACAACTGAAACTCCAGCCGAAGCCCCGGCAGGAACCCCGGCAGGAACCCCGGCAGGAACCCCGGCAGAGGCGCCCGCCACAGCCGCGCCCAGCCCCGCGCCTGCTGCGCAGCCGCTTCCGGAAACTGCCGCGAACGCATCAAAGGAAGGTAAGGCTGAAGCCGCCGCCAAGCCCGCAGGCGCGCCAGAGGCCTATCAACCTTTCGACGTGCCGGGCGGCCTGCCGGTGGACAGCGAGCAGATGGCTGCCTTTGGCGCGCTGTTCAAGGAGCTGAACCTCAGCCAGGAGGCTGCGCAGAAGCTGGTCAGCCTGCAAGCGCAGCAAATGGTCGATACGCGCAATGGCTGGTATGCAGCTTCGCAAGCGGACACCGAATTCGGCGGGCAGAACCTGAAGGCCAATCTGGAAACCGCCATGCGCGCGGTGGACGCTTTCGGCACACCTGAACTCAAGCGCCTGCTGGTGGACACAGGGCTAGGCGATCACCCTGAAGTCATCCGCATGTTCTTCCGAGCGGGCCGCGCGCTGGCCCCCGACCGCATTGTCAGCGGTCAAAGCGCAGCTCCCGCCGCGCGAGGCTTGGCCGAGCGCTTGTACCACACCACCTGATTGTTTCTGAAGCGAGGAAAGAAAGCATGGCATCCCTGAACGCGAACGTCCTGACCCTGGCCGACTGGGCCAAGCGGCTGGACCCCAATGGCAACGTCTCCGCCGTGGCGGAACTGCTGACGCAGACCAACGAGATTCTGGATGACATGGTGTTCCAGGAAGGCAACCTGCCCACGGGTCACCGCGTCACCATCCGCACCGGCCTGCCCACTGTCTACTGGCGCAGCCTCAACAAGGGCGTGCCCGTGAGCAAGAGCCAGACTGCGCAGGTGGATGAATCCTGTGGCATGTTGGAAGCTTATTCGCGCGTGGACAAAGACCTGGCCGCGCTCAACGGCAATACTGCCGCTTTCCGTTTGAGCGAAGACCGCGCCTTTCTAGAGGCGATGGACCAGGAGCAGGCGCAGACGCTCATCTACGGCAACCCGGCGCACGACCCCCGCCAATTCTTGGGCCTGGCTGCGCGCTACAGCACGATCGGCGGCGCAGCCAACGGGGCCAACGTGCTGGATGCCGGCGGCACCGGCACGGCCAACTGTTCGGTCTGGCTGGTGTGCTGGGGGGAAGGCTCCGTGTTCGGCACCTTCCCGAAAGGCTCCAAAGCAGGCCTGCACCAGAAAGATCTGGGCGAATCCACCGTGTATGACGAACACGGCAACCCATACCAAGCCCTGCAGACTCACTACCAGTGGAAGAACGGTCTGGTTGTGCGTGACTGGCGCTATGTGGTGCGCATCGCCAACATCGACACAGCCACTTTCGCGGGCCTGTCCGGCACACAAGCGCCCACGGCCGTGGCTACCAACCTGATCCACCTGATGGCCCGCGCGCTGGATCGCATCCCCAACTTTGGCAACGTCCGCCCCGTGTTCTACATGAACCGCAGCGCCTACGGGCTGTTGCGCCGCCTGGCGCTGGAAAAAAGCGTCAACACACTGTCCATCGAAAAGGGGCTGGATCAGTTCGGCACGCCCCGCAACTGGACCTCTTTCGAGGGCGTGCCCCTGCGCAAGGTAGATGCCTTGATCAACACGGAAGCCCGCGTGGCCTGATACGAGAGGAGAGCAACATGATCACTGATGCCAACCTGCTGCTTGCAGGCCAGCACAAAGCCGACGGCAGCATCGAACCGCAAACGGTTACCGCCGCCGCAGTTTCGAGTAACGCGGTGGATCTGCGCCGCCCGCTGGACATCGGGCAAGGCCAGCCGCTGTTCGGGCGCTTCCAAGTGCACACGGCCGCTGCCGGCGGCACCAGCATGGAGTTTCAGATCATCGCCGCCGACAACGACGCGCTGACCACGGGCTTGCAAGTGCTGGGCACAACAGGCCCCCTCGCGCTGGCGCAGCTCAAGGCGGGAGCGCGCTTTGCCTGCGCCATCAACCCGCAGATTGCCAGCCGCGCGAAGCGCTATCTGGGCGCGCGCTTCGTGCCCCAGGGCACCTTCACGGCGGGCGCGTACACGGCGGATATTGGTCTCGAAATCCAGGACGGCCAAAAAGCCATGCCGAGCGGCTACACCGTCATTTAAGGAGACTGGGCATGCCACGTTACCGTGTATTGGAGAAATCGTTCATCGGCAACCGCCTGGTGCATGCTGGCGAGGAGATCGACTACGAAGGCGAAGCCAGCAGCAATCTGGAACCGCTAGACACCCCGGTGGGCGAACCTGCGAAAGAACCTGCGGAAGCAGGGAAACCAGGGAGACCAGGTCGGGCCCGGGGCGAGAGCCCCTCCGCGCCTTTGGTGTAGGCAGCAGTCAGCTATGACCCAAACGGGGGTTAGGGGGCATATGCCCCCTTTTTTTGCGCCTACCTTCAGGGTATGGCAAGCATCATCGACATCTGCAATCTGGCGTTGGCGCGTTTGGGCGATGACGCCACGGTGGCCAGCATCGACCCGCCTGAGAACAGCCCCCAGGCGGGGCACTGCGCGCGCTTTTACCCCATGGCGCTGGCCACACTGGTCAGCCTGCACCCGTGGTCTTTCTGTACGACCCGGGCTCCCTTGGCCCCCTTGGCTGCGCCGCCGGCGGGCGCGGGGTGGTCTCACGGCTACGCAGCGCCTGCCGGTTTGCAGCGCCTGATCTCCATACACGCGCCCGGCAGCGACGCGCCGCAGCCTTACGCCATCGAAGCGACGCCCTCAGGCGCTCAGGTCGTCCTCGCCAACACCCCCGATGCCTGGGCCCGCTATCTGCTGCTGCCTGGAGATCCGGCGCGCTTTCCGCCCTTGTTCACGGATGCGCTGGTGCTGCTGCTGGCTTCCATGCTTGCGGGGCCAGTCGTCAAGGGAGACGCGGGCGCAGCGGCGGCGAAGCGCTGCCTGGACTATTTCTACAGCGTGAGCTTGCCACAGGCCCGTGCGGCGGATGTGGCTCAGCAGCGTAAGCCCTTGAACCACGTTGCCCCCTGGATGGCTGCACGATGAGCCAAACCCGCACTTACAGGCAGTCTTTCGGTGGCGGTGAAGTAACGCCCGAGTTCTGGGGCCGCATTGACGACAGCCGCTACGCGGCCGGACTGGCCGTGTGCCGCAACTTCCTTGTCAAGCCGCAGGGTCCGGTAGAAAACCGTCCTGGAACCTTGTTCGTGCGCGCGGCCAAATACGCCGACAAGGCTGCGCGCTTGCTGCCCTTCACCTACAGCACCGACCAGACCATGGTGCTGGAGTTTGGCGAGCGCTACGTCCGCTTCCACACCAGCGGCGCGACGCTGCTTTACCCCGCGCCTGCCGCGTGGGACGCCAGCACGGCCTACACCGTGGGCGACACTGTGGCACACGGCGGGCAGTCCTGGTACTGCACCAAGGCGCACACCGGGCAAGAGCCGCCCCAGGCCGATCACTGGACCCTGCTGCCTGCCGATGGCGTGTATGAGTTGCCCGCGCCCTATTCGGCAGAAGATTTGTTCGACATCCGCTACGTGCAGTCGGCGGATGTACTCACGCTGGTACACACAAGCCACCCGCCCATGGAGTTGCGTCGGCTGGGTGCCGCCAAGTGGACGCTTACGCCGATCAAGTTCCGCTCCGACCTCGCGCCGCCAGAAGGAGCCACGGCCACGCCCAGCGGCGGCAGCGGTATCAGCTACCGGTATGTGGTAACCACCATAGGTGAGGGCGAGACGGATGAGTCTGTCGCTTCTGCGGAGGCGGCATGCAGCGGCAATATTTTCGCCACCAACGCCTACAACACCATCCGCTGGCGGGCAGTGGCTGATGCGCAGCGCTATCGTGTCTACAAGTTCTCCGGCGGCGTGTTCGGCTACATAGGCCAGACCACGGGACTCGAATTCAGGGATGACAACATCGCAGCTGACGTTAGCCGCACGCCGCCCATCGACCAGGATCTTTTCGGCAAGCAGGGGGATTACCCGGGTGCGGTGAGCTACTTCGAGCAGCGCCGCGTGTTCGCAGGCACGTTGGCCAAGCCGCAGAACATCTGGATGACCAAGAGCGGCACGGAGTCGAACATGAACTACAGCGTCCCCATCCGTGACGACGACGCCATTCAGTTCCGCATCGCCGCGCGCGAGGCAAACACCATCCGCCATATCGTGCCGCTCACCAGTTTGCTCATGCTCACCAGCAGCGGCGAGTGGCGCATCACATCGGTGAACTCGGACGCAGTCACGCCAAACACCATCTCCGTTGCGCCGCAGTCCTATGTCGGAGCCAGCCGCGTCACACCCGTCATCGTTGCAAACACGGTAGTCTATGTAGCCGCCCGTGGCGGGCATTTGCGCGAAATGGCCTACAGCCAGCAGGTCAATGGCTACCTGTCGGGTGATCTGAGCCTGCGCGCGCCCCATCTGTTTGACGAGAAACAGATTGTGGACATGGGCTACTCCAAGGCCCCCTATCCCATCGTGTGGACGGTCTCCACCGACGGCAGCGCGCTGGGGTTCACCTACCTGCCGGAGCAGCAGATTGGAGCCTGGCACCGGCACGACACGCAAGGCGGCGCGTTCGAGTCCGTAGCCGTTGTGGCCGAAGGCCAGGATGACGTGCCCTATTTCGTCGTCCGCCGCCAAATCAACGGGCAGGTGGTGCGCTACATCGAGTGCTTGCACTCGCGCCACTTCACGCGCCAGGAAGATGCTTTCTTTGTGGACTGCGGGCTGAGCTGGCGCGGCGCGGCGGCCGATGACATCTCCGGTCTGGATCACCTGGAAGGTTGCACGGTCAGCGTGTTGGGCGACGGCGCGGTGATGCCGCGCGTGAAAGTGCAGGGCGGCGCAGTGCATCTGCCCCGCGCCGTCAGTGTGGCGCACATCGGGCTGCCCATCACGGCAGACGTGCAGACCTTGCCTGTTGCGTTCGAAGCTGTGGGGTTCGGGCAAGGCCTGTCCAAGAACGTCAATCAGGTGTGGCTGCGGGTGTTCCGCAGCAGTGGCATCTTCGCGGGGCCGAATTGGGACAAGCTGACAGAGGTCAAGCAGCGCGCCAGCGACCCCTACGGGTCGCCGCCCGCGTTGAAGACGGACGAGATCCGCCTGGTCTTGTCGCCCGACTGGGCAAAAACCGGCCAAGTGTGCGTGCGGCAGGCTGATCCGCTGCCTGTCACGCTGGTCAGCCTCACGGCGGAAATCACGCTGGGAGGGGCCTGATGGGTATTGAAGTCGCCGCGCTGGCCGTCTCGGCGGCGGGCGTGGGTTTATCTGCCGCAGGCGCGGCCAGCAGCGCCAGCGCCCAGCGCCGCAATATTGCGCTGCAGAACCAGGCCAACGCCTACCAGGCTGCCACCGAGCGCTACAACGCACGCGCGCAGGCGCTGTCCATGCACGGGCAGGCCAATCTGGACGACCTCAGCGCCCAGGCAGAGTACCGCAACACCTTGATGGGCGCTGAATTCGGGCGCATGCAGGCGGGCATGGAGGCTTTCAACCTGCGCAACCAGGCGATCTACTCGGCAGGGCGGATGCGCATGCAGGCCCTCGAAGCTGAAGGGTCAGCCGCGCTGCTGGAAGCTGGCGCGGAGCTGAAGGAAATGCAGGCGCAGATGGCCTTGCTCAACGGCGAGCGCAGCGAGCAAGACACCCGGCTGAAATACGCACGGGGCAAGAGCAGCCACACCACACGGCTGGCCGCAGGCAACATCGCGCTGGATGAAGGCGCGGCGCTGGAAGTGCGCACCAGCTACGACGTGCTCTCGCAACGCGAGGTGCTGGACATCCGCCGCCAGGCCACGCTGGCCGCCTGGGGCCACCGCATTGAAGGCAGCATGGCCCGCGCCAGAGCGGGTATGCAACGCAGCCAGGCCGCCTTGCTCACGGGCATGGCCGGGCTGGAGACGGCAGGTGCAGACGCACGCGCCCGTTATGTGGAGAGCACTGCGGACACCAACGCACGCGCCACGCGCGCCCTGGCCGAAGCAGGGCTGGTCAGTTCACGGGCCAACACGCGCTACCAGCGCGACCTGGCCGACATCACTCACGAGAACGCAATGCAAGGCATCACCACCCGCGAAACGCTATCCCGCAATCGCAGCCGGGGGCCCTCGGTGGGCATGGCCTTTGGCACAGCCTTGCTGCAAGGCGCGCCAAGCGTCATCAACGGCTATCAGCGATACCTGCTGAGTCAAATCAAATCCTGATATGTCAGCGCAAGCATTCAACAACGTGGTGCGCCCTGCGCGCCTTGTCACCCCGCAGATGGATCCGCGCGCGAGCATCGCGCCTGTCGCCGACTACCAGGGAGAGCAGCTGCAAAGGCTCGGCGGGGCGCTGACGGGCCTGGGGCAGGTTGCATCGCACGTACTGTCCGAGCAGGTCAAAGAAGCCAACCGCGTGCGTGTGGTGCAAGGCCAGAACGCCGCCATGCGCGCCATGCATGAGCTGACCTACGGCACAGGCGAAAACGGTGGCGCGCGAGGCTACAGCCTGGAGCGCGGCGAGGCTGCGCTGGCGGGAGATGGCGGGGCAGACCTGGCCACGCGTTACGGCCAGCAGTTGCGCGAGCGGCTGGACGCCATCGAGCAAGGGCTGGGCAACGATGTCCAAAGACAGGCGTTTTCTGTCTGGCGCGGCCAATTCGAAAACGACTTCCTCGGCCGCGTGCAGAACCATCAGGCCCGCGAATTCCAGAGCGTGCAGCAGTCTGCCTACCAAGGCGCTGTCGAGCTGGGCGTACAGCGGGCCGTGGAGAGCTGGCAAGACGCGGAAAAAGTGCGTGAAGCCATCGACGGCGTGGCCGTGCCTGGTAGCGCAGAACGCTACAGCGGCGTGCGTCAGATGGCGCTGATGGCCGCCAAGGCCAAGGGCCTATCCTCCATGCAGGCGCAGGCCTTCGTGCGCAGCACGGTCAGCAAAGCGCACGCTGGCGTGCTGGAGCAAGCGGTAGCCAACGGGGCCAGCGCTTGGGCGCAGGAATACATCGACAAGAACAAGGGCGACATCCTCGCGCCTGATTTGCTGCGTCTGCAAAATCAGATTCGCAGCGATCTGGAAGTGCGCATGGCTGACCAGGCCGTGCACGAAGTTTTCAGCAAGCAGGCCAACGCTTTTGCGCCCACGGAGTTGGACCGCTTGACGGCGGTGGTGCGCCAGATCGAAAGCGGCGGGCAGGGCGACTGGGGGAAAGACGGCAAGCCGCTCACATCTTCGGCCGGCGCGCGCTACGCCATGCAGGTCATGCCCGCCACGGCGAAAAACCCGGGTTTTGGCATCCGGCCCGCAGCCGACGACAGCCCGGAAGAATTCAACCGCGTGGGCACGGAGCTTCTGGCCGCGCTCAGCCAGAAATACGGCGGGAACGTGGCCATGGCGCTGGCCGCCTACAACGGCGGCGCAGCGCACGTGGACAAGGCAGCGCAAGCTGCCCGCAAGGAAGGCCGCCCGCAGGACTGGCCGCAGTTTCTTCGCAACTTCAAAGGCGAAGCCGCCTTTCGAGAAAACTACGCCTACATCCAAAAAGGCCTGGCGCTCTACAACGGGCGCGGCGCAGCAATGCAGCCGCCATCCCTGTCTGCGCTCTCGCAACAGGCGCTGGCATTGCTGGGGCCGCAGCCTACGCACACGCTGGCGCAGCGCACCTTGCAAGGCGTGGAGCGCCAGTACAGCCTGCTGATCAAGGAGCACAAGCAGCGCCAGGAGCAGGCTTACGCGGATGCGGCGGACGCGCTCTGGCAAAGCGGGGGGGACCTCAGCCGCGTGCCGCCCGCTGTCATGGAGCGCGTGCCGCCTGAAAAGCGCGACGACCTGATGCGCATGGCCAAGACCTTCGCGGGCGACACGGAGCCCAAGACGGACTACGGCCTGTACTACGAGCTGGTATCCAAGCCGGAAGCACTGGCCAAGGCCAATCTCAGCCAGTTCTTTGACAAGCTGGCTCCTGCCGAGCGCAAAGAACTCATCCGCCTGCAACAGAGTCTGCGCTCCGGCAAAAGCGAACAAACGCTCACCCAGGTGCAAGGCGTGGGTAGCCTGGTAGAGAACATGGCCCGCCAGATCCGGGTAGACAAGAACCCGGAGAAGATGGGCCTGATCTACGCCGACGTGCAAAAGCGTGTCACCCAGGCCGAGCAGCTCAAGGGTGGCAGGCTCACGCCGCAGGAAATGCGCGCCACCGTGGCGCAGTCCTTCCAGCAAGTGGCCGTGAGCGGTTGGCTGTGGGATTCGAAGAAACCGGCTTTCGCCCTTACCGACAAAGACGAGCTGGTCATCCCCAGGCCCGCGCGCGACGACATCAAGGCGGCCCTGCAACGCCACGGCAAGCCTGTCACGGAAGAAAACATTCAGGCGCTGTGGCGCCGCAACCAGGGACTCTGAGCATGCAGCCCAACCCCTACGACGACCTCATCCGGCGCGTGGATGCCGAGCAGGAGCAGGCCACGCAACTTCGCGCATCCATGTTGGGGGCGATAGACGCCAACCCGGATGAAGAGGCTGAACTGCGCCACCTGGCGCAGCGCTACGGTCTGCCTGTGGATGGCGTGCGCTTTACCCTGCCTGAAACGCGCGCCCGCGCGCGCTTTGATGCTGTGGACTACGACACGCTGGCCCGCGAACTGCCCGCCACCAGCGGCGTGGTGGCAGACCCCGAACTGGCCCGGCTGGCCCATGATGACGTGGACAACATGGGGCAGATTGAACGCAAATTGCGTCAGCTGGGCGGCGGCTTTCAAGAAGCCGTGGGCATGGCCATTCATGGTACGGGGGCGCTGCTGGGCGTGGCGCAACGCGCAGCGACCAATGCTGCGGCTGCCCTGCTACCCGCGCCGCGTCCTGGGCCGGGCGCCGCAGGTCCGTTACCTGGCCCCACGAGGGAATCGCTCGCTGGGCCATCTGACATCAGCGAGGGCTGGCTGGAGCTGGGCGGCAGTGTCAAGGATTACGCCCGCAATCAGACGATGGTGCCGCAGCGGGCGCAGACCTTCTCCGACCAGGTTGCAGGCGGGTTGGGCCAGCTGGCGGGGCAAGTCGCCATGTTCGCCACAGGCGGCGCGGCAGCGGGCACGGCGGGCCTTTACGCGCAGGGCGCGTCCAGCATGTCCGACAAGATTGCTGGCGACACGCAGGCCACACAGGCTGAAAAAGACCTGGCGGTAACGCTGGGCGCGGCAGTGACCGGGGTAACCGAGAAATGGGCGCTGGACAAGGTGCTGGGGCCAGTGGCGGAACCTCTGAAGAACACGGTGACGGCGGGCTTGGCACGCATTGGCATCGCTGCCGTTTCCGAAGGCGGGCAGGAACTGGCCGAAAGCGTGCTGCAAGATGTCGTGCGCCAACAACTGACCAACCCAGACGTTGAAATCGAATTGGGGCAAGCCCTGCAGGAAGGCAGCGTGGGTGCTGTTGTAGGCGGACTGGCACGCTCGCTGGTGGAAGCGGCGCTGCACGTGCGCACGCGCGGTACGCACCGCCAGCAGCAAGCTGCGCAGGCTGAAGAAACCGCAGGCACACTGGCCGAACTCAACCAGGCTGCCAGCCAAAGTCGCCTGCTTCCGCGTGACGCGCAGATTTTCGAGCAATTTGCCGATCACGCAGCTGAAGGCGGCCAGCTCTTCATCGATGCCCGCGCCCTGCTGCAATCCGGCCTGGCCGAGCCGCTTGCCGCCGCCAGCCCCAGCGTCGCCGCCCAGCTGGACGCCGCCGCAGCCACCGGCGGTGCCATCGCCATCCCCGGCGCGGAATACACCGCCCGCATCGCCCCCACCGACCTCGCGCCCGCCCTGCTGGAGCACCTGCGCACCGACCCCGAAGGCCTCAGCCTGGCCGAAGCCCGCGCCAGCCAGGCTGCGGAGCCGGAACAGCTCCAACAGGACTTCGAACAAGCCGCCGCCCAAGTGCAGCAAGAAGCCGAACGCCAGCACGGCATGCTTGCCGTGCGCCAGCAAGTGCAAGCCGAGCTGGACGCCACCGGGCGCTTCACCCCCCAGGCCAATGAAGCCTACGCTGCCCTAACGGCCGCCTACTACGCCCGCCGCGCCGAAATGCTGGGCATCACGCCCGAAGAGCTGTACCAACGACAACAGCTGCACGTGGCCGCGCAAGGCGTGCTGGATGCCAGCCACTACCAGCAGCACATGAACATCATCGATCTGCCCAACCAGGGGCGTGAAGCCATCCATGCCTTTGCCGAGCGCGCTGCCCAGGCGCTACAAGAGGCAGGCTACGATGTCAGCGTCACACGCAGCGGCTCCATCGCCGGGCCATCCGTCTACCTGGACCTGCGCGACCTGCAGCTGGGCGGCATGCCCATCGCCCAGCAAGTGCGCATTTCGGGCCACTCCAAAGGTGCGCGCAATGCCGTGCACGTGCTGGACATCGGCAGCGAAGAAGACCTGCAAGCACTCATTCAGGACCTGTCTCGCCACCGCACACCCGAGCGACTGGCGCGCATGCAAGAACTGCAAGCCCAAGCCGAACGGCAGAAAGTCGAAAAAGAAGCAGAGCATGCGCTCTGGCTTCGGCAGCAAATTGACAAGGAAGCCAATGCTTTGGCGCGTGCAGATGCCAAGGCCGAAACCGGCGAAAAACTCTCTCGCATGGAAGCACGCGCCGTGCAGGCCCGCGAAGAAGGCCGCCTCATCCGCGACGGCGGCAAGGTTTACTTTCAAGGCGAAGCCCCCCGCGCGGCGGGCCAAGCCGAAACGCAACGCCAGTTCCAAGACACCGAACGCGCCTACGGCGGCCGGGTTGCCTACGAGCAGGCCAGGGCCGCCGGGCAAACCAAACTGGACTACCGCCAATGGGTGCAGGTGCGCACACCGGCGTTCAAGGCGTGGTTTGGGGATTGGGAGGCCAGACGAGGGGCAGCAAAACTGCGCAAGCTGGAACCTTTGCTTCTGGATGATGTGCCACTTCTGGCTGACAAGAAAGCCGTGGAAGAGGCCTTTCGCGCTTTCAACCCTGCAGCTACCGTCAATCGCGAAGACGGGCGCGCTGTCACGTTCCCCGTCAGCATGGCCGGGAAAGTCAATCGCCACAAAGGTTTTGATATGCGGCGCATTGCCGCCGCCTTCGATCGGCTGTACGCGCAAGCCGTGCCCATGTTCTCCGAGGTAGAGACCTTGCGAGAAGGACACAAGGATCACAGGCGCAACATAGTGGCCTATCGCCATTACGCCGGCAAGTTCAGCCAACATGGCAAAACCTATTACGTGCGTTTCACCACGCACGAAATGCGCGTCAAACCGGGTAAACCCGGCTTTAGCCTGGCGCATTCTGCCTTCGTATCAGATGTTGCCATCTACAAAGAAGAAGGCGCTGAAACCGGGACTGCGAGTTTCCGGGAGATGGACCCGGGCTTGGCAGAGGAATCAGCGCCTGCGGACAAAAGATTAGCACAGTGGTTCCGAGCAGGCAAGTCAGATTCCATCTCCAAGACCATCGACACTGCAACAGGCGAGCCGCAGGCGGCAGCCCTCGGCGACGCATCCGCAAATTCCAACATCCTGCACCAGGGCACGAATGCCGCGCGCGGCTACTTCAACCCCGAGACCCTGCAAATCGCCCTGCTTAAAAACGCCGACCTGTCCACCTGGTTGCACGAATCGGGCCACTTCTTCTTTGAAAACGACATCGCGCTCGCCTCGCAAATCCTGGCCATGCAGCGCGAAGGCGCCAGCATCACCGAAGGCGAGCAGCAACTGCTGCAGGAAGTCTCCGCCCTGCTTGCCTGGCACGGCCTGCAAGGCGGCATTGACGAGCAGCTCAGCACCTGGCACGGCATGGGGTTGGACGAGCGCCGCGCGCACCACGAGCGCATCGCCGAATCCTTCGAGCGCTACCTGATGGAAGGTAACGCTCCCAGCCTGGAGCTGGCCCCCTACTTCCGCAAATTCCGCGCCTGGCTGCTCAGCGTCTACCAAAGCATCAAGGACTTTTTGGCGCGCCACCCGGAAGCGGGCAAGCTCTCGCCCGAAGTGCGCCGCATCTTCGACCGCATGCTCGCCAGCGATGAGCAGATTCGCCTGGCGCAACAGAGCCGCAGCATGGCCGCGCTGTTTGCCTCTCCTGAAGAAGCGGGCATGACGGCCGAAGCCTTTGCGGCCTACCAGGCGCAGGGCGAAGCAGCGGCGGCCAGCGCTGCCGAGCAATTGCAGGCACGTGCCTTGCGAGATTTGCAGTGGGTGCGTAACGCCCACGCTCGCGAGCTGCGAAAACTGCAAGCGCAAGCACACGAAATGCGCCAAGCCGCCAAGGTGGATGTGATGCAGCAAATGCAACAGGAGCCGCTGTGGAGGGCCTGGCGTTTCCTTACGAACCGCATCTCAGAAGAAGACAAACTGCCACCCCTGCCGGGCAAGCCCAAGGCTACAGCGGGCCTTGCACCTGAGCATGACTCGCTGCTAACGGCCATTGCCAAGATGGGTGGCATCAACCGCGAATCTGCACGCGAGCATCTGGGCGTGAACAAGGATGACTATCGTGTCAAATCAGGCGTTTTCGGCAAGCCTGTGTTTCGCAAGACTGGTGGCTTGCCTGCTGACCTCATGGCCGAGCAGCTGGCTGACCAAGGCTACCTGCGACGTACGGAAGAAGGCGGGGTAGATCTGCACGATCTAGAAGACCGTGTTGCACTTGAGCTAAGCGGTACGCCACAGTACAGCATTGCGCACGATTGGGAGCAGGCCACACAAGGCGAAATGCGCGCGGGGGACCAGGCGCATGACTTGCAAGCGCTGGGTGCAGGCAGGCTGGACCTGGTCGAACTCAAGGCGATGGCGGAACTACCTGCTGAGGTGCTGCTTTCCCTGCAAAAACGTGGCATGACCAGCGCTAGAGGAGGCCTGCACCCTGACATCATGGCTGAGTTGTTTGGCTTCACCAGCGGCGATGAGCTGGTGCGCGCGCTGGCTGCAGCTCCTGACATCCATGAAGAGGTGGAAGACCGGGTGGACGCCTGGCTGCTACAGGAGCACGGCGAGCTGGCTACGCCCGAAGCGCTGGAACGCGAAGCCGATCGCGCCATTCAGAACGAAGCCCGCGCCCGCATGGTGGCCACGGAAGCCAATGCGCTGGCTCGTGCCATGGGCCAGCGCAAGGTGGCGTCCGAGCAAGCCCGCGCGTTGGCCGAGGCACAAATCGCCCGCGTGCAAGTGCGCCACTTGCGCCCTGGCCTTTACGGCAATCTGCAGGCGAGGGCAGCCCGCGCCGCGCAAGCGGCCGTGCGTGCAGGCGATCTGGCCACTGCAGGCGCGGAAAAACGCAACGAACTGGTGCAGACCTGGGCCGCCCGCGCCGCGCATGAAGCCCGCGCCGAAATCGACCGGGGTTTGCGATATCTGCGCAAGTTCGAAGGGGCCGCCCAAGGGTTGGATGCCGACTACCGCGAGCAGATCGACACATTGCTGGAACGATTCGACCTGCGCAAAAGCCTCAGCAGCAAGGCGATTGACAAGCGCGCATCGCTGCTGGCCTGGGTGGCACAACAGCGTGAAGCCGGGCTGGAGCCTGACATCAGCGCCGACTTGCTGGACGAAGCCCGCCGCCAGTCCTACAAAACCATGACTGTGGAGCAATTTCGCGGCCTGGTGGATACCGTGCGCCAGATCGAGCACCTGGGCCGACTCAAGCGCCGCTTGCTCACAGATCGCCAGCAGCGCGAATACGCAGCCATCCGTGACAGCATTGCGGACAGCATCAACGAGCACGCCCACGGGCGCGTGGCCGACACCCGTACAGCCACCACCACAGCGGGCCGGGCGTTACAAAGCCTCAAACGCTTCGGCGCGGCGCACGTCAAGGCGGCCACCTGGGCGCGCGTGATGGATGGCGGAAAAGACGGCGGGCCTGTCTGGGAGCACATCATCCGCACGGCCAACGAAAGGGCCGACATGGAAAGCACCATGCGCGCGGACGCTACGCAGCAGCTGGCCGCCCTGCTGGCTCCCTTGCGCAAACTGGGGCCTATGGGGGGCAAGGGCATCTACTTCCCCACGCTAGGCCGCAGCCTCAACCGTGAAAACCGCTTGGCCATCGCGTTGAACACTGGCAATGCCAGCAACCTGCAACGCCTGCTGGGCGGGGAAGGCTGGACGCAACAGCAGATTGCTCCTGTGCTGCAATCGCTCACCAGCGCCGAGTGGCAGGCTGTGCAGGGCATCTGGGACCACTTCGAGAGCTACCGCCCCCTCATCGGCGCGAAAGAAAAACGCATTTACGGCAAGGAGCCCGAATGGGTGCAGGCCACGCCGCTGCAAGTAGTCACGGCAGATGGCCTCACGCTGCAACTGCGCGGGGGCTACTACCCCGTGCAGTACGACCCGGCCGCGAGCCAGCGGGCCGAAGAGCACGGCGACGCCGAAGCCGCCCGCCGTCAGTTGCAGGGGGCTTACACCAGCGCCACCACGCGCCGCAGTTTCACCAAGGCCCGCGCAGAAGAAGTCAAGGGCCGCCCTCTGCTGTATGCGCTCACTGGCGTGTACTCGGGCGTCAACGACGTCATCCACGATCTGGCCTGGCACGAGTGGCTGATCGACACCAACCGCCTGCTGCGCTCGCACCGCATCGACGAAGCCATGCGCAGCCACTGGGGGCCGCAGGCCAAGCAGCAATTCAAAAGCTGGGTGCAGGATATCGCCGAGGGGGACAAAGGCGCGCAAAGCGCGGTGGACATGGCGCTGGGCCGTCTGCGGCAGGGCGTGAGCGTGGCTGGCTTGGGCTTCAACGTGATCAGTGCGGCCATGCAACCGCTGGGCTTGACGCAGTCCATCGTACGCATCGGCGCAGGGTGGACGGGCCGGGGTATCGCCCGTTACATTGCCCGGCCTTTCGGGCTGACGCGTGAGATCAACGAGAAATCCGCCTTCATGCGCAATCGCAGCCGCACACGCTTTCGCGAGCTGAACGAGCTGCGCAATATGGTGCAGGACCAGTCCGGCTGGCGTGAAATCATGGGCCGCTACGCCTACTGGATGATGATGCGCGTGCAGCAAGCCGTAGACGTGCCTACGTGGCAAGGGGCATACGAGAAAGCGGTGGCTGAGGGCAACGACGAGGAGCGCGCCATCGCACTGGCTGACCAGGCCGTCATCGACTCGCAAGGCGGCGGAGAAACCAAGGACTTGTCTGCCATCGAACGCGGTGGCCCGGCGCAGCGGCTTTTTACCGTGTACTACAGCTTCATGAACACGGCGCTGAATATGGGTGTCGCCCAAACCATGAGCGCCTACACGCCCCGGCAAAAAGCAAAGCTGGCAGCGGACATACTGCTGCTCTACACCATTCCGGCCGTGCTGGGCGCAGCGCTCAAGGACGCGCTCGTGCCCGGTGGCGATGACGAGGATGACGAAACGCTGGTGCGCAAGCTGGTGGCCGAGCAAATCAGCTATTTGCTTGGGCTGATGGTGGTGGCGCGCGAATTTAGCGAAGCAGGCAAGATGCTGGCAGGGGCGCAAGGCCCCCGCGACTACAGCGGCCCTTCTGGTGTGCGCGTGGTCAGTGACGCCCTGCGCCTTGGCCAGCAAGCCAGCCAAGGCGAGTTTGATGACGCCTTCCGCAAGGCCGCCATTAACCTGCTGGGCAGCGCCTTCGGCTTACCGTCTGCGCAAATCAACCGCACCTGGACCGGCGCGCAGGCGCTACTGGAAGGCGAGACCGACAACCCAGCGGCGCTGGCGATGGGTTATCAGAGGTAGCGTGCAGCAATCACTATGAAATGAGGAGCGAATAAGCGGCGTTAAAAAGCGACCATGCTGCTTTATTCAAGCGGAAAGTGCGCTATGGAACAAGGAGCGTAATTGTGCGCGCTCTGCATGGGGTATATGCGGGCGGCCCCGGTGCCCACACTTGTCCGCCATGACAGTCGCTTCTCCTCTGGCCCAGGCAGGGCCTTTTGCCGGCACGGGCAGCAACACGGTTTTTCCTTTTGGCTTTCAGGTCTTCCGGCCCGCAAATGTGCGCGCTGTGCGCACCCGCCGGGCCGGTGGGCTTTTTTTCGACACCGAACTGACTTCTGGCGCGGATTTCGCAGTCAGCGTGCAGGCGGATCAACGCAGCAACCCCGGAGGCACGGTCACGCTGGCGATACCTTTGCGGACAGACGAAACGCTGACCCTGCTGCGCCGCGTGGAAGCGACACAGAACACGGCCATTCCGAACCAGGGTGGGTTCTACCCAGAAGTCATCGAGGCGGCCCTGGACAAGCTGACCATGCTGGTACAGCAGCTCGAGAACGATTTGCGCCGCGCGCTGCTGCTATCCGTGGCGGATACCGGCACCAACCTCGAAGGGCTGCTGGCCGGTATCAGATCAGCTGAAGCAGCCATCGCTGCCGCACGGCGGGCCGCCGCACAAGCCGCAGCAGACGCGGCCAGCGCCCGCGATCTGGCAAACACGGCAGTCACGCAAGCACAAGCCGCGCAGACCCGCGCCGGGCAGCACGCTGACCGCGCGGAGGATTTGGTGGCCCGCATCGCGGGCGGCCCCGTGGCTTCCGTAAACAGCAAAACAGGCCCCCATGTTGTGTTAGCTCCCGCTGATTTATCCATGCTGCCCAACTTGCCTGTGGACGGCCCCTCTGCAGGCAGCTTTGTCTACGACGCAACGGATAGTCTGAAAAGTGCCTCCCTGACCTTCGGCAGCAAAACCTGTACCTACACGCTGCAGCGCAGTGCGGGGGGCGAGCTGGAAGGCGTGGAAGTCGTTTTTGATGGCCGCAAACGCACCGTCACCCTGACCTATACCGGCGGCAACCTGTCCGGCTTCACGGGAGTCACGACCCATGTTTGAAGTTGCCAATCTCGATTTGCTTCAAAAATTGATGCGCGTCACCTTTGCCCGACGCACCATCTGCTACGTTGCATCCAGCCAGGTGTGGACATGCCCGGCAGAGGGCTGGCTCATCGTCCGCTGCCTGGGCGCTGGCGGCGGCGGCGCGTGGGCTGCTTCGGGCGGCGTCACAGGCGGCAGCGCGGGCACTGTCGGCCTCAAGCGCCTGCGCGCATCTCGCGGCGACCAATACACCATCGCCATCCCGGCAGGCGGGGCGGCGCAAAGTGCGCACGGCAACGGCAACGGCAACAGCGGCGGCACGCTCACCGTGCAAGGGCCTGGCGTATCCATCTCAATCCCCGGCGGCCCTGGCGGCGTTGTAGGAAGCAATGGCGCGCAAAACCCGGAGTCCGAAGACCCGACGGGGCTGGATTGGTTCATCAAATCCGCGCGCAACAAAATTATGAGCGGCTCTTTTTACGGCGGCGGCGCAGCGCCCGCTTTGCTCATCGGCGGCGCAAGCCACGCAGCGACCAGCCAAGCCGGGGCCAGCGTCAGCGGAACAGACTATCCGCTTTTTGGCAACCCGCCTTCCAGCAACTCTGACGCTGCCACAGACCCGCAAGACGCTAGCCACTGCTGGCTGCTTGTGGATGTTTCCGGCGCGCGGGCGCAGCGTGACAGCTCCGGAGGCGTGGTGGCTCGCAGCGGCGTGGGCGGGGCAGGTGCGCGCTACGGCGGCTTTGGCGGCGGCGGCAGCGGAGCCTTGAACGCCTACAGCGCGGGCGCAGGCGGCACAGGCGCAGGCGGCGGGGGGTGTCTCCGGTCTGACCACAGCGGACAAGGCTACTCCGGCGCAGGCGGCGCGGGATTTGTCACTCTAGAGCTTTTAGAGGCGCAGCCATGAGCGGGCAAGTGCTTGAAATTTTGGGCGAGGGTGGCGAAGTCGTGAACCGCGTTGTGTCCTGCCCCGAATTTGCAGAACGCGCATGGCCGGGGCGCTGGAGACTGATGGCCGCGCAGCTAGAGCCAGCGTCCACGCCAGCAGTGCCGGACAAAGTCACTCGTGCGCAGGGCAAGGCGGCCTTGATACAGGCAGGCCTGTGGCCGCGGGTGTTGGCTCTTGTGGCCGCGCTCGAGGACCCGGGAGAAAGGCTGCTGGCAGAAACCGCGCTCAACGACACGGTCAACTGGGAGAGGGGCAGCCCCTTCCTGCGCGAGACTGCCGAGAAGCTCGGCTTGACGGATGAGAAACTGGACGCACTGTTCGTCGCTGCGGGAGGAATAGAGCTGTGAAAGTCGCCCGCAAAGCCCTGCAACTGTCTGGCGTGCCTGAAGAGCTGCACGAGGCCGCGTTGTCTTGCCTACAAGAAGCGCGCCGCCGCGCCAGGGGCCTGTTTGTGCACCAGCTGCGCGCCCGGCTGGCGGCAGGCCGCATCGCCCGCGCTATGCCGTGGGAAGCCGAAACTGTCGGGGAAGTGCTGCCAGCCAAGGCTAATTACGGCGTCGTGCCGAATTGGGGTAACGGCATCAACGGCGACAACACCCCTTGGGCGGAGCACTACCGCATGCCCGATGGCACAGTGCGGCAGGTGTGGATGCTGGGCAAACCGCGCGATGGAGAGCTTGCGCCCACGCTCAAGGCGGAAGCTGGCGCTGACGTGGCACGCCGCCGCGCTGCCGTGCTGGCCGCAGGCGGCAAGTGGCTCAAGGACGCGCCGTGCACGCTGCCGCTGGAGCTGGACCGCAACCCCGGTAGCCTGGACTGGCGTTGCGCCGTGGCGCGCAACTACTGGGCCAAAGGCCAGCATCCGCGAAGCGTCAGAGCGCGTGCTGCCTGGCTGCGCCGCAACGGAGGCGAGCGCGAAGCGTGGGCGCGCGGCCAGCCGCTGCCCGAAGGCGCCAGCCTGTCCCGCTGGCGCGGCCAGCAAGGCCGCTGGCGCGCCGAAGTGCTGCACCAGGGCGACGCCTGGCAAATCAACGCGCAATACCGGCTGGCCGGCCGCTGGCAGCTGGGCTGGCGACTGGGCTTTGAGATTGACAACGCACAGCACGCGCACCCACGCCCCGGCTTTGACCGCCGCGCGCCGGTGACGTGGAGCCTGCGGCCAGAAAGGACAAAAGCATGACCATGAAAACCGACATGATGGACAAAGTGGGCGACATGGCGGGGCGCGTCACCATGACCGCCGGCGCGGCCAGCGCCGTGTGGGGCTGGCTGACGGTGGAACGCATCTTTTCGTTGATCGGCGTGTTGTGCGGCGTTGCGGGGCTGCTGGTGACCTGGTACTACAAAAGCCGCGCCGACCAGCGCGCGGAGCAAGCGCACGCGGCGCTGATGGAAATCCAGCGCGCGCGTATCTTCAGCATCACCACCGGCAACATGACGCGCGAGCAAGAAAAGGCCGCGCTGGATCACATGGAAACCGACCTGGCCCGGCTGGAAAAGGCAGGCGAGCCATGACCCCCAAGCAAAAGCTCATCACCCAAATCGGCGCGGGCGCGGCGGCCATTGCTGCCGCCGTGGTGATGCAGCACGAGGGCCTGCGCCTTGTCACCTACCGCGACCCTGTGGGCGTTTTGACGGCCTGCTACGGCCACACAGGGCCGGACGTGCAGCCCGGCCAGCGCTACACCCGCGCGCAATGCCGCGCCCTGCTGGAAGCTGATCTCGCCCGCCACGCCGAAGCGCTGGCGTGCATCCGCCAGCCGCTTACCGATGGGCAAAAAGCGGCTTTTGTGAGCTTTGCCTACAACGTAGGGCCGCGCGCGTTTTGCGAATCCACGCTGGCCAAAAAGGCCAACGCGGGCGACATGGCAGGGGCATGCGCCGAATTGAGCAAATGGGTGTATGCCAAAGGCCAGCGCCTGCCGGGGCTAGTGGCGCGGCGGGCGGCGGAGCGTGCCATGTGTGAAGCAGTCCAAGTGGGCGAAGGAGCCGCTCCGTGATGCCGCTGGCCGTATCGCCCGCCACGGCTGCGCTGGCCGTATCACTGACGGCCAATGCCGCCTTGGGCTGGCTGTGGCTTGGGGCGCGTGATGACGCGGCCGCCAGCCACGCGCGTGTGCAGGCTGTGCAAGCCGAACTGGGCGCAGCGCTGGCTGTCGGCCAGGCGTGCAGCGACGGCGTGGCCGAACTACAAAGACAGGCCGAAACACGCGCGCAAGAGGCAGCCAAGGCCAGAGCCGAGGCGCAATCCAGAGCGAAGCAGTATGCGCTTCGAGCTGACCAGGAGCTGTCCACTCCGCCGGCCGTGCCGAGGAATGACTGCGCCAGTGCCAAGGCGAGGGTGGCGGACTGGTTGCAAAGGAGGCGGCCTTGGGATCAGTAGTTCACAGTTCAACTGGTCGAATGCCCCCCTTTGAGAGAAGGCATGCTCGGGTTGGACAAAAGGGAGGCCAATTGTTGGCGAGCTTGCTTGTTCAGCAACAGGGTTCGCTGGAGTTTCGGCACGCCTTGCTGAATCAGAAGTGCATTCTGGCTTTCCAGGCTGGAGAGAACCACCAGTTGTTCCAGGGTGGCAGCATCACGAATGTTGCCTTTGGCATCGGGGTTGGCATGCCGCCATTGCCCTGCGGTCATGCCAAACACAGCCAGATTGATGACATCGGCTTCACTGGCGTAGATAAGCCCTGCTTCTTGCGCTGGCAATTGCGGCGGGATCAAGTTCTCTTTGATGGCATCGGTGTGCACGCGGTACTGCACTTTTGCAAGCGTGCGGCGCACATCCCACTCGACATCGCGCGTGGCATCTTCCTGCTTGAGCCTCTGAAACTCCTGAATCAGATAAAGCTTGAATTCGGGGCTGAGCCACGAGCCAAACTCGAAAGCAATGTCTTTGTGCGCAAAGGTGCCGCCATAACGCCCTGCGCGCGCGACCAGACCGATGCCGCCTGCGACCTGCATCCATTGGCGCACGGACAAAGTAAACCTGTTCAGCCCGGCCCGATTTCTAATTCCCTCGAATTCGAGGGAATTAAAAGCCGGGTTGTGGAGCCGTTCCCACACCCCCAGAAACTCCACAGTGTCCTTGTTGCGCAGCCACGCTTCGATAAGAGTAGACCCTCCCTCGAACAGTTGCGTCATATCCGTCAGGCTGATGTAGTCCTCTTCGCCTTTGGCGGCAAGGTGTATCTCAACGCCCTGCACCGTCAAGCTTCTGTTATTTGTCGCCATGTCGTTTCCTTTGTGCGTGGCATTCTAGGTTTGGCTGTCGCAGTTGTGCTGACTGGATGTGCATCCAGCCCGCCCGTGCGCACGCAACAAATCAACGTGCCCTTGCCGGTTGTCTGCCAAGAAGCGGAACCGGTGCGGCCCGTGATGCCGACCGAAGCGCTGGCTTTGGACACCACGCTGGATGCCTTCGTCGCCGCAGCCATTGCCGAGCTGGAAAGGCGCGAGGGTTACGAGGGCCAGCTCAGGGCGGCGCTGGCGGCTTGTACGGCTCCTGTACAGTAGCAATCGACTTGCTACTAAATTGCTACATAGGAACAGTTTCTCCTCTGAAATCCATCCATTGAACTATGGCGGCGGGTTCTCGCATTCTACCCTGTGTTTCCTGTGGGGTGAATCACTTTTCATCATCATAAT